TGCGTGGCGTGGCCGCTGAAGAGATCAGTGATCACGGAACCCCATTCGTGGGGAACAGCACCCTTGATAAGGACGCTAAGCGCGCTCAAGTTGGTGCTGCGATGTGGGAATGCTGCGAGCTTGACGATGTGTCAAGCAAGTTGCGTACGTGTGAGGAATTGCAGCGTGGATTCTGGGGGTCGTCCTCCACTCGGTGGCCGTATCGGTACGGGCCAGAAATGGCGTGTCTGATACCCGATCCGCCGTTGGAGTTACGGTTCCTGCAATATTACACGCCTCGGGATCATAGTGTGCATCGAGCCGCTATGGCGTACGCAATTGAAAAGGTGATGGGGTTGTATCCTCGCTGGCAGCCACGGCTGCGGGTTATTCCGCTTGAAGATGCCGCGGTTCTGCTTCGTGATGATACCAGCTCCGGTTATCCTCGCATGCTTGGTAGCGCTGAGAACATGCACTATTCGTACTTGGCGGCGTTCCGTCTTCAGGAGTGCGGGTATCCCTTGAGAGAAGCGTCTTATTATCCCAACGTGGCGACGTTGCGGACTAGCGCTCAGGGGCCGTACAAGAGGGCGAAACCAAGAGCTCTGAGTATCACTTCAATGGTCATACGCATCCTGGAGAAAATGTTCCAGGTGCCCGTCCAGCGAATGCTGCGTCACACTGTGGCGCTGGCCTCTTACGAAGGCCAGGCTCGGGTCAATTCTGAGATGACGACCATGTTTCAGAGCCTACCAGATGAGTGGAAGGTCTCAGTCGACTACACTCAATTCGACTGTAAGTGTCCGTTCGAGGTCATTGACGCTGTCTTTTTCATCCTCGAACACTGGTGCGAGAGTAATGCGGTTCCGCTAGTGCGTTTCTGCTGTGAGGCGTTTAAGCGGTCGGGGCACTACTTGCCGTTCGACGTGTACCGAGATGGCTCGGAGCGCACGGGAGGTGTGCCCTCAGGTTCGGTTAACACGAACCTGGTCGACAGTCTGGGCAATCTAATCTGCTTTCATTATGCGTGTTTCCGACATGGGAACGGGGCATATGTTAAGTGGGCCACAGTGTGTGGAGATGATGCAGTCGTTGTGCTGCACAACGTGGCGGATTTCAAGTCCATAGCTCGGATTATGTTCGATGAGCTGGGAATGGTCATCAAGTTCACTCCTGATAAGAGTATGGTGTCCAGAGATGAAGTGGTCTTTTTGCAAATGCACCACGACATGGACTGGCTACATACTCATGGCAGTGTGCCCGGAGTGCGTCCTGTGTCAAGAGCGTT